CGTTAAAGTTGCAATATCAAAAGATCCGTTCGTTCCCATTCCTTGGCCTTGCCCATACTTTATAGTATGTGCAAGACCTCCAACATACCAAGGGCAGTGCACAACAAGTTGTGCCCAGCTCTCCATTAGTCTTGAACTGAATAGATATTTCATAGTGATCTTTTGTAAGTCACGATGAAATCTATCTGTCCATGAGGAAATATCATAAAACTTCAATGAATTAATATTCAATTGATGATTATTGACAATTTCTTCATTAAGACAACTCTTTTGGAATAAAACCATGGCGGCAACGCCGTCATCTTGGTTTAACCGAAAGTCAGTTTTACCGTATAATTTCTTAGTAACATATTGAACATGAGTCCTAATGGGCTCAAGCAATAATTGTGACCAGAAATCTACAATAGCCACAATTCTGGTTTTAAAACCAGAATCAGGTACTGAGACTAATTTTCTTAATTGAGTATGCGTATCCTGTGGGATCAGTTGCTTGTTGGTATCGGCTAGAACATTAAGCTCTGACAGATAACCTAATAGATACTCAAATTTCAGTTCCGAACAAATTATTTTGTAAGGTCTGAATAAAGTACTATTAACAAGACATATTGCCTCCTCTAAAGCAGATTCGATCTTAGGTTTTCCATTAGGTCCGTTCTTCATTAAATTGAAGCGGTATCCTTTTAGACTACCCAGATCAGGATCATACTTATAAGGTTCTAAAGCTTTTGAAACATATGTTTCAAATTCTTTTAAAAATAACTCGTCGATTGGCTTAGCTTTATCGGTCACGGATGATAAATCCGAGTCCGTTAAGCCATCCACCATTCTGACAATGTTTAGAATGGTTAGGATTACTTGTATATACTTCGGCCTCAGTGAGGTATCTGTATTTATAAAGTAATCAGCTATAAGTTGAGAGAAATTTCGTCCCAACTTAGAAGGAATATTATACTTTTCCGAAGTGGATACCCACGAAGGATTCGTAGGATTCCTCAACTCGACCAACGCAATAGTATAATTTTTTATTATATTATAACGTTTTGAACCATCGTTAAAACCATGGTTCTGAACAAGCTGAGTTATGAGATTTCTAATATCCTTGACAATGGATTTATAAAAATCCATTGAATAGGTTTCAAGTATTGAATGAAGCACTGCTGCCTCATTCTCTAAACGTGGCTTGAAAGACCACACTTGATTTTTAGGAATCTTGGCACTTCTTGTTGTTATTATCCCCTTAACTTTGCGATTATTCTTAATCGTAACTACTTTGTTCATATTTATATATGATAAATTAGATTTAGGGTTGTCAGCCGCTAACTTTGGATCAGTGATCCAAAGGACAGCTAGTTCCCCGGCTACTCGCAAGGTTGCGATCACCGTTCGTCGTCAATTTTGTTGCAATATTGCAAC